GCTAACCTGCGCCGCGCCGACCTGAGCGACGCAGACCTGACCGGCGCAGACCTGACCGGCGCAAACCTGTACGGCGCAAACTTGACCGGCGCAGACCTGAACGGGGCAGACCTGACAGGCGCAAACTTGGATGCAGCACACCTGCAAGGAGCGAAACTGGGGTGGGTTGATTTTAAGTCCGGGCCTGACAACTGGGGAGCCTATGACCCAGACCGCGACAAAATGCTGGATTACATCAATCGCGCCACAACCCAAAAACAACTGGACGATGTCGCAATCCGACTAGACGATGACATAAGAGAGCAGGTTAACGCGGAACTAGCGCCATGCACTACGCTGGATTTTATCAGGCGCTACTACGATCTAGATCCGGATGGCTGGATATCTGCTGTAGCCGATATCCGATAACCACGACCCACAAAAGGAGATTAAATCATGACCCAGATTAAAGACCAGGAACTAGATCTACACGACGCCTACATGATCGGCGCCGACTTGCGCAACGTCAACCTGAGCGGAGCCAACCTGAGAGGGGCCGACCTGGAAGGAGCAAACTTGATAGCGGCTAACCTGAGCGGAGCCCACCTGAGAGGGGCCGACCTGAGCGATGCCAGCCTGATAGGCGCCGACCTGAGCAGCGCCAACCTGGAAGGCGCCAACCTGGAAGGCGCAATACTATTCGGCGCCAACCTGAACTGTGCCAACCTGAGCGGCGCAAAACTGTTATGTGCCAACCTGAGAAGGGCAAACCTGTCAGATGCCAACCTGAGCATCGCCAACCTGAGAGGGGCCGACCTGGAAGGAGCAAACTTGGACGGCGCAATAATGGACGACCCACAAGAGGAGCGAAAATCATGAGCGACGCGTACAATGCACTGTACGATCAGATGTATGATGCGGGCCTGTGCGCAGTGTGTCAAGGTAAGGGATGCAAGACCTGTGATCAAACTGGGGAGTTAGTTAAGCTGCTCAGCGCTAACTTGAGATTCGCCGACGTATTCGGGGCCAACTTGAGCAAGGCAGAATTAGAGACGGCAGATTTGAGTTATTCCAACATGATCCACGCAAACCTGACTATGTCTAAAATGCACTGTGCAAACCTAACCTTGGTCGATCTGAGCGGCGCAGACCTGAGATGTGCGAACCTGGAGGGGGCAGACCTGAGAGGGGCAAACCTGAGCGGAGCAATAATGGACGACCCACAAGAGGAGAAAAAATCATGAGCCAGAACACAAAAACAGAAAACGGAATAATAGAAATCGATGAAGAATCCTTGCTACAAGATGCGGTAACCCAGAATCCATTGCCTGAAGCAGGCGGTGTCGCATGGATCGACCTGTTTACGCCCGAGGGCGCGAAAATTAGCTTGACGGCGCGCTCGATTTCCGCTGAGCAAGCATTGCGAGATCTGGTTGTAGCGGTTAAAAACGCAATCTCCGAGCATGGGATGGCCACATCCCGGTCGCAATCTAAGACCAGTCCCCAGGCTAAGCCCGCACTTACACAAAACAGTATACCAATGGGTGATAGCTCGCCCGAGGGGGCCGGTCGACAAGGAGCAGTTGCAAACTACGACAATGGCGCAGGAGGAAGTCATATCGAAGAAGTGACTTTTACCGGTCTGAAAACCGAGATCGCCCCCAATGGCGAGATGAGGTATAAGGGGATGACTCCGAAATTCGCAAAATACGGGATCATGATTTGGCCAGAGGTAGCAGAGAAGGCCTTTGATCTAGACCAATTAAAAGAAGCTGGACCTCAAAATTATGAGATAGATCTAGTCGGCAAGGTACTATTTGAGCCCAATAAAAACGATTACATGTCACCAAAAAAAGTCTTGTCGTGGGTGAAACGTAAATAGCCATCGTCCATATTCATGTTTCAAAAAAACCCCCGGCGATTATGCCGGGGGTGATTTGCGTAAACCAAGAACATCTCGGGACAAGAAAAGGAGTCGATAGTTTTGTCTACAACGTATGCGCAGACTGCCGCGACCTGGAAGCCGTGATTAAAGGAGAAATAGATTGGAGCGATGTTGTCGACTAACCATCGCCCGATATTGTATTATCGCTGTACAGGCGGGCGATGTCGTAATCAGGGGTAATGGTCAGAGAGTTATTCTCCACGTCGAATCGTGTGCCGGAAATGTGCAGTCGTCCTAGCTTTTCGGCGATTGCGCCGCCTCGTGTCATTATGTTACGGATTGTCACCCGGTCCCCAGATCTAACACTCCATAAAGGCCACTTACTCCCGTAGCCGTCATTAACCTGAGAGACGGAAAATGATCCACTTGGCACCAATTCCTTACCCTCATCTATGATTCGATTCGCGAAAATGTTCGCGGCAGTTAGATCCGTTGTTTTCGAGACGGCCGACGCGATCCGGTTAATGCCGTGTATCGTCTGGCTAAAATCATCCTTAGTGCTCGAGGTTCTGAGCACCCGCCCATCGTCCCTTTTGTAAACCGCAACAGCCTCATTAATCAATCTGTCCATCGTGACGTCAATAAGCAGCTCGTCAACGTCTATATACCAATCTTTTGCTCCATCTCCCAATGGCTGGAAATGGAGCGTTTTGTTTTCCCACACGCCGACTTCCCACGATCTAGGCGGCGTTTGATCGTCTCCGAGACCGCTCAAGCCGGTCAGGATATCAGCCGGTTTATCGTCCAGGTACACGGCATCCGTCACGTCGACATTAGGGGATTGCACTAACATCGTTGACGCGTTTAGTTGGCCCGGGTTCTCCGCGTTGACATAAGCGACTAAGGACTTAGCGATCTCATCTGGGTATATCGCCGCACTGTCTGTGCCCTTGACTCTGATTTCCGACATCGCCGAATATCTCTGCCCGGATTCCATGTCCCAGTCGTCGATGTTGGATCCGGTGGACTGGAACGTGCGTAATACGATTATCGGTCTTGCTGTGGATAATGTGACAGTGGCGGTTCCGGTGGACTGACTGCCGGAAGAGGTGAACGAGTACTCGTCATTTTGGGATCCGAATCCCTCGGTATACGAACTCAGTTGCACCATCCAGTCTGCAGGGAAGTACCAGTCAAACGCGAACTCTACCTCTTTTATCTCCTGCTCGCCTTGGTGTGGTGCCTCATATATCCAGGCCGCAATGGTCTTATCATTGCCAAACTTATCGCCTTTCCTGGGGCTTGAGAATAATCTTTTCCCCGTCTTGTCCATATCCCAGCGCTCCCAGAAGTAGTTGTATTGGTCTACTCGGTCCCCTTTGCGCCAATTACCAAGTTCTTGATCGCTCCACAGTGATACATAAGGCAGATCGGATAATGCCCGCCAGTAACCCATGGCCTGAAATCTCAAGCCGTCCGCGGTCATCCCGAGATCCTCTATGCGGCCCTCCCAGGCGATGTCCGGCAGGGATGAAACTACTATATGCTTGCCCATCATAGATCCCATCAGTTGACGCGCCCGCGCGGAGTTAATCCGCAAGTTGCCAGATAAAGATTCAAAACCATGCGCGCCCGTCGAGAATACGACACCTTGTGCAAATGGCGTCCAGTCCTCCATTATAGGCTCTGTATCCGAACCAAATACTTGCAATGATAAATGGTGGCTCATTATCTTGGAACCAAATAAGCAGGACGACGTTTGCCTGTGACTGACCATAATACTCGGGTAGTCGACGTTGATGATTGAGTCCTGAATTTGCTGTTTGCGGTGTCTGGGTAAAGTATTACCGCTGTAATACTCCCGCCTGTCATACTGATATATGCATCCCCTCGATAAGGGCGATCTTGTTCAACCGTGCCGCTGGCCTGACCCATAAATACCCTAGGCGTCATCGCACTATTGGCTCGGTGCTCGATCTCGATTGTGTCAAATGTGACTGAGCCTTCCGCGCTGTAATACTCCAGGTAGAGCGCGTGCGCGTTATCCATGTCCATGGTAACTATATAATCGATGTCGAGTTCGGTGCTTGCGCTTTCCGCTTTTACCGCAATCCCGACAGACTCAACCGACGCTCCGTCAGGCACTGAGATCGATCCGAAGAATATAGGCCGCGGGGTCTGTGAGCTAGTGTCAACAGTAGTCCAGCGTGTATAGTGCCGGGTTAACCCCTCGTCAAATGATACCCGGATCCGGACCAAGAACGAGTAATCGCTGGTATTGCTGCGCAACATCGAAAAAAATCCGACTCGGCGAGTATCTCCCATACTGATACTAGTATCATCTATCGCGTTTTCTGCCGTGTCTGGGGCCGTGTATCTCGTGTAATAATCCTCACTTGCTCCTGCCCAACCTCGGGTCACGAAATCTCCAGAATCTATGTCCTCCGCCTCAGTGATGTGAAATCTGCCTGTCCCACCTCCTGACATTAACAGAATGATTTCCTCTTCCTCTTCTTCAAATCCTCCCGACGACGGGGCTAGAGTTACATCTGTTGGAGATGGGAAATCTACACCAGATCCAGAGAAATTAGCAGTGATTTTTTCGGCCATTCTGCCGGTCGTGGCTGCGGTTGCTGATATCTCTGCACCTAGCCATGCGCCGCGGCGGATAAGTGGAATATTAACGTGCAGCTGAAACTCTGCCAAACTTGTATCATATTCCGGCGGCAGGGTTAACATATCTGGAGCGTTATCAGGTGTGCCCAGGCAGACCGCCTCTAATTCCTCAGCCAACGACGTGCCATCCGGCAGATACTTGAGTAAGATCACGTCTCCAGTTCCGATTCCGCCGCGGGCCCAAATGTTTGCCTGATCCATCTCCTCAACTATTCTTTCTGCGGCTGCCAGGCACAAGGCGGCGGTACTGTCAAACACCCTAACAGGGATATTTTCGACCACGTCCTCGTAAGGACCGCCGCCGCCCATCACTGAGCGTCGGCGCTTAGCCACACGAGGCACCCATCCTTGCAGCAACTCATAATTAATGCCGTCGTTAAGGTCAACGGCCCCAAGATTAAGCTCGGTCGCCATGTTATCTCGTCCTCCTGTGCACGTTGCCCGCGCCCGCCTCGCGCTGGATAGCTCCAGCTATAGCTTGCTGCAGGTCGTTAACCCCGTAAACGTTGCCGTGTATATGTACTTGTACATCTCCGCTTCCGCCTTTGCCCGATCCAACGTCTACGGCGGGAGTGACCTGGACGCGCTCTCCGGATTCTACCAACATCGGATAACTATCGTTCCTGAAACCGGGCGGTACGATGAAGTCCGCCCCCAGATGATCGCCCGCTCCCGCTAACGGGTCATCATCTCCGCCCAGATCTTCGTCCTTGCGATAACTTGGACGCGGCACGTTCCCAAAACCAGCCGGAAGGGGATCACCGGTAACCGTAATATGGAACCTTGCATAGTGTACACCTTTGAATGAGTCCTTATACTCATTTAGCAGGGCGGTGTTATCTATGGCTAGTTGTAGACTGACTCCGGCTTCGGTTAATGTGGTATTAAAATCCTCGAATGCGTCTCCCGCCGTGAAGGCGTCGCCGAGGGCTTCTATTTCCCCTTGGAGTTCCTCGGAACTGATGTTTCCGCTCACAAACTGTTGCTCAGCTGCATCTAGTCCCGCCAAGAATTGAGATTCGCGCAGATCTGGTAAAGCGACGATTGCGTCTGTCATGCTCTTGGTCTCTTTCGTCATGTCTCGCCCAGAGTTAGTCCACCCCGACATTGCCCGTTGACCTTCTTCCTGTGCTGCATGGTATCCCTGCATAACGCTGAGGTTCTGGCTCATAGGTTCGGTCATGTCGCCGATTAGAGTCATCCCGTCCCATAGTACCCCGAGATCAGCTTCTGATTGCGAGGCTGCAATGCCGACTAAATCGATCACTTCCACAAGCTCATTTACCGTCTCACTTCCGGAGCGCCCAACGCTTATACCCAGTAGTTGTTCATTCCTGAACGCGGCTAATGCCGATACAGCTTCCGGAACTCCCATAGCGGCAGCGTCTATCATTGCGTTGTATTCGCCCTGTGTATAACCGGCGTCCACTATCGCTTCTCTGAGTATATTCTGCTCTCGCGCAAAATCGCCGATTCCGGTGAGGAAGTTTGCCAAGGTGTCCGCACCGTCATCTATAAACGTGAACATCTCGCCTAGTGCGGCCTTGGTATCATCGGCGGCGACAGCGAGCAGGTCAATAGAACTACCCGCCTGAAAACCGGCATCGTCTAGGGCCTCCATCTTAGGGAGGCCCTGCTCCATAACGGCCGTCATAAAGTTAAGCTCTTTGCCCGCGTCTAACGATGATTCGGCAAGTTCCGCCATCCTGTCGCGCACGGCCGCGCCGCTGATCCCGAATGTATCGAGACGCAAGATGGACTGATTCGCCAGCATAAGCGTAAATTCCTCAATCGCTTGATGTGGCCCCTTGCCCATAGCTCCGCCCAGGGTTACAGCCATTTCGGTGAGTTTTGCCGCTTCGGCCGAGTTACTCGCCAAGCCCATCGAGAACAAGCGCGATGCAGCTTGTGCAGCAGTCATCCGACTAACGATCCCGCCAGTAGCCTCTACAATAGCCTCGATGGCTTTGTTCGCTTCCTCTCCAGATCCAGAAAACCCGGCCAGTGCTAATTCAGCTCTTTCTAGTTCTATGGCCATCATGCGCGCGTCGACCGAAAATTCCATGCCCTTTTTAAGGGTCTGGAAAGTTAAAAAAGCGCCAGCTGCGGCAAGTGCTGCGCCCTTAATACCTTTAACCAATCCGCCTATCGGCGCTGCGCTGCTCGTCGCGCTTTTGGAGACGCCCTTAACGCCATCAGAAACCGACTGTAAGCCCGCCTCCGCGGCCTTTGTGTCTGCGTCAACGATAATCTGTAGTTTTACGCTAGATGCCATTTTTCCTCAGCTTGTGAACAGCATTAAAAGTCTTGAGGGCTTGAGGGTATTTTCGCCGCCAGTCTCCCCAGTTTGGGGCCTCTTTCCAACTGCGGAATACCTCCCAAACATTACCGGCAGACGCCATCCTAGGCAGTATTCCGGCGGGCTGATCGAGCCATCCGCCAGAATAAGGCAAACCCCAATTTTTGCTCGTCCAGTAATCAACTAACTCCGGCGGCGGCTGAGAATCATCTGGATATTCTCCGAATTCTGCCGCCGCCAGAATTAGTTTTTTGGGATTTCTATCGCCTCGAGATATATTCTGTTAATCTCTTTGGCAAGCCAGACTATCACGTTGGGCGGCGCTTCGGCCACGTCGAACGTCTCAGGTTCCGCGAACCAGGCCGCGTCGAACGCGGCCTGGACTGTCCACTCGTGGTACTGCGCTAACGTTGCCGAATTCATGTCGTCGAGCCCAGCCTCCCTCATCGCCTTCCTAATTAGGGCCCCATGCTTGGTTACGTGTTTTTGTTTAAGCTCTTTGAGGTGAAATTCTGTGCCCAATCCCTTATGCGATATTGTGATCACTAGGTGGCTGCACCTTCGGTGATCGCGCTAGTCTCAAGCACAATGGTAATCAACACCGGATCACCACTAGATGAGTCGATGTCGGGATACACTGGGTTTTTAACGATACCGGCGGCGGTCGTGTACTTTAGGTTAGCGGCGGTCGTGCCTTTTGGAAAGTATCGGAGATAATGAGCGTTAGCGCCCTCGTAAGCGTCGTTGGCGTCATCATAGGCCTCGTCTCCGGTTTCTGTGTATAGGGTCTCAACCGTGAGAGTTATCGAGTTACGTTTTCCGGCTAAGAGGATCGGCGTGTCGCCGTCGGCGGTATGCTTGGTACCTGTAACCCTCTCGCCGCCACTGATTGAGACTTGAGTCGCTTCGCCGCTGATATCAACCCAAGTGCTGCCGTTAACGCTCTGCTCAACTCTCAAGTCTTTGCCGCTAATTGATGTGGTAGATTGTGCCATGATTAATACTCCTACTGCCCATCAGCCGCTGTGGCTTTGTTTTTGGGCTTTAATTCAGCCGGTTCTATTCGACCTGCCGCAATTAAAAGCGGCACGCCCGACGAATCCGGATTAAGTTTTAACTGTTCGCCCTTCTCCACGATTGTACCGTTTTCACGATGCAACCTGTGGAGGGCTGTATATAATACTAGTTTCGACATTTTATCCTGCTCCCGTTATTTCGACCTCAAGGCCCCAATACGCGACGCCGCCGACGGTGATTGCGACTCGTCTTAGGTTCCAACTCGGCTTGGATTTTGAGACGTCCAAACCCCGCAAGGCATCAAGCGTATTGTCCATTGCTGTTATCGTGTCCGCGAAATTCTGGATCCCGTCAAGTCCCTGTCCGATGGGACCATAAGCGATCATAATTGACAGCGTTAATCTAGGCCATCCGCCGCCACCGTCCGCGGTCCAGGGCTGCTCATCAACGTCCGATATATCTACCCACTTGGCAGGTAGATCGGCTGTGTTAAGCGTATCCGGTGGACCTTCGTACGTCGTGCCAACTCCAGATATAACCAGATCTTCAAGAGCAGACTTAAACACCGCCAATGACGTAATCGCCATCAGAGTTTAACCAAGGATCCCAGCTCGTCGAGTATCCCCATAGCGGTATCATCGCTCAAACTTGTCCCCTCGCCCGTATCTTTGCCGCGATATAGGTACTCGGTTAACCGTACGCAGACATCTACCACGTTAGCGGGCGGCGATGTGCTGTACGCCCATCGCCCAAGGATGCTGATTCCTTCCTCCGGATCGTCTGCGTAGTCCCATATCTTATTAACGCTCCCAAGCATTTTAATCTCGCGGTAAGGGGTGTCATAACGCGGAACCGTGATGGCGTGAGTATCGATTGTGATCGTCTCTGTAACACCATCTGCGTTATTAGTGATACTCGTGATCGAGCACAAATCATCTGTAAGCACAAGCGTTAAGCCGTCGGCATCCTCCACGCTCACAAGCCGAGTCGTATCAGATCCCGCCTCAAACGTGCGCCGGCAGTGATTGTCGATTGACGCTTGCGCTCTGTCGATAAGAGTCGTAAACAACGCGTCGTCGGCAGAACTAGTTATACCCAGATAATTTTTAACGCCTGCGTATGTCGTATAGGCCATGATGTATAAGTGTATAGGGGCGGTTTGCAGTCCCGCCCCATAATCTTGTTAAGCTTGGTCAGCGTAGCCGATGGCCTCTGACTGTAAAACGCCATAATCTACGCGGAAGTAGTACCAAAAAGATACTTGTCCGGTTCCGGCGTTGCTGAATGGATCACGTAGTACGGTTAATCCTGGGGCCCCGTAACGAGCTACATAATTCCAGTTACCGAAGTACACAGACTTGACTCCGGTCGCCATCGCGGCCGCTTTGTTGCTCAGGTGGACGGGGTAGTCAAGAATTTGACGGCCTCCGCTTGCCTCCTGGTTGTAGAGTCGAGGGTTTCCCACGATCGAGCTAATGTGCCAAAAAGTAGGGGCTCGCATAACAAACGCAGTCGAGGGACCGTCATCCAAGTAAGCCGCCATGTCACCGTTTGAAACAACGTCTTCCGGCTCGCCAGCAACGATAGCACCCGTGGCTGCAAAGCTCGTGATATTGGATCCGTTAGCCGCAACTTCGGTCAGCAGCAGGTTGTTTTCGGTCTTGGCCAAACCGCGCCCGATAAAGTCAGACACAAACTCAAGGACATTTGAGCCTTCGTCCTGCAGCAGCTGATTCGATATGCGAACTTCCTTGCTGTAAGCTATCTGAGTTAATGCGACGTTACCAATAGCAGGAGCGTCTAGATCAAATGCCGCAGCTTCGGCAGTAGACACAAATTCGCCGTCCGCTTCCGCATCAACCGGAACGTGCGTCGTAGTGCCGTAACCCTCGATATTGCGAACATCAACTAGATCCGCCAGCGCACTTTCATCGCGCCGCGCAATAATTTCGTTATAGTGTCCCTGTGGGACAGCGTGTCCGCCGTCGGCATCGGTGCCGACGTTCATGTCGGTTGCATTTGATGCTTTAATAAACGACTTTGCCGCGCCCTTAAGCGCGCCTTCGTCGCCGTAGCGAATCCAGTGCTCGTAAGCCTTGGCGTGCGTATCACCTGGGGAGGTCTTGTTATGTGCTGGAGCGCGGCGAGAACCGACACCAACGTCATTCACGATTTCCTTGGCGTCCTGTTTTGCCTGATGCTCTTTGAGAGCCTTGGCGATGAAGTCGTCAAGATCTATCAGCGGTTGACCTGGAACTTTCGCGTCAAGAACCGTTATACTCTCGGGGTTTTTAGTTTGCTCAGTCATGTCATCAATCTCCATTATTGGGTTAAGTGCGCCGTCTTCGTCAGATTTCGGAATAAGCGACTTTAAGTGGGGGAAAAATTTCGATAAGGACTTTAGCGCGCCCAGGCTGTTCGAGCTCAACATGCGCGGCTCAGCCGGTGTCACTGTTAGCGCGTCCCGCTTAAGCGGCCATTGTGTGATCTGGCCATCCTCGGTTTTTTCGACTTGACCGCCGATCGCCTCGGAACTTGTAGCGATAACGCCATCGTTAATCAATTCCTCGATGTATTGCATGTACTCGGCTTGACGGTCTAAGACTCGCTCGACAAAAACGCCGCGCGAATCCTTTTTTGCGGTCGACCAGTCCACGTAGCCCAGAACGTCGTTTCTCTGCGGCTCTCCGTCAGGTGCTTGACCATGCTCCCAGTCAACAGGCAGTCGCCCGACGGCCTTTGTATACTGGCTCGCTAAGTCGGTATCAGCTGTAAAATGCTCGCCGTCGAGATCTTTACCGCCAAAAAGTACGATATGATTTCCGACGCGCAGTTCGTCGGAGGTTGATTTTATGATTTTTAGGTTATTCGTCATAGTTCACCATAAACAAAAAAACGGCCAACAAGATCTCACTTAATGTGAGTGTGTCTTGAGCCGTTCGGTACACCTAATGGGTTCTGCTGCAGCTGCCTTTATGGACTAGCCCTCGCCGGGCTCTATATGTCGTTATCTTGCGCGATGCAGCTATTTAGTTTTCCTTGACCCGCTCAATC